TCAATTCGCGATCAGACCATGCGCCCGCATGGCGGTTAGAACCTGGTCGAGCACGGCGCGTACTTCCCCATCGACCACGGTGCCGCCGGTCGGCGCCGCGATCGCCGGCCGCTGGGCACCCACCACGCGGACGCCGCCGATCACCAGCTCCGCGCCCGCGATCCGTCCGGTTCGCCACGCGCCATCGGCATGGGTCGCGATGCAGCCGTCCGCCATGCTCCATACCTGCATCCCCTCCCGCGGCGCCGCGAACCGCCAGCCGCCCGCGGTCCATCCGGCCAGCGCGCCGGCCTGGCCCGACCACGCACCCGTCGGCGCCGCACCGACCACCCAGCATTGTCCCGGCGCGGCGTCGGCGGGCGGCACGTTCTGCGCCACCGCCACGACGTTCGCCTGGGTCAGCAGGTCGAGCCGCGCCAGCGCCTCGTTGTGCGTCATCTCCTTTTGCGCCTGTCCCACCTCCAGCAGCGGCAGCGCCCATCGACTCGTCTCGCTCATAAGCCCTCCACTTCGATCATCACCGTTGCCGATTCGCCATGCGTGCCGCGCTGCCGCACCATTACGACCACCGGCCCGGCCGACCGCTCGTCCGGGGTGACGCGGATGGTTGGCGCGGTGACCAGCACCTCGCGCGCGCCGACCGACACCCGATAGCCTTCGCTCTCCTCGGCGAGCGGCGCCTCGACCCGGTCGAGCCAGCGCCCGCCGGCCCGGCTCCGCCGTGTCCAGGTCACCGTCGCGCCGCCATCGTCCTCGGCCGTCCAGCGCAGGTGCACGGGCGGCGGCGGCAGCACGGACGCGCCGCTCACCGTCGCGACCGCGACCGGCGGGTCGTCCCCGTCGCCGATGCCGGCCGCCATCACCTGCACGTCTCCACCCAGCGCCGTCAGCGGCAAGTCGACCGTGCGCACCGTCGCGGCGGTGAGCAGCGCGAAGCGGTCGCCCGCCGCGCCGGCGGAGACCTGCGTCGCGCGTCGGCCGCGCCATAATCGGCTCAGCCGCCAGCGTGCCCCGCCCAGCGGCTCGGCACGCCCGAACTGGATCAGCTCGTTCCCCACCAAGGCCAGGTTCGCGCCGGCATTGAGCGCGGCCGCGGCCGCATCGCCCAGCGCCATGTCCGCGCGCGTCAACGCCACCACGATCATCCCGGCTTCGTCCACCAGCGTCGCCGTGGCCGCCGCGAACGGCGCCTCGATCGTGCCGATCACGGCCGGCGCGGCGGTCGCGCCGATCTCCGTCCAGGTCGCGCCGCCGTCGAGGCTGAGCAGCAGCGGTGCCGCACGCCACCCCGCCCCCTCGCCGCAGGCGACCACCGACAGGCGCGGCTGGGTCGGCACCCCATCATCGAGCCCCGGCAGCTCGACGGCGTGCAGCAGCGTCCGTCCCACCACCAGGTCCGGCTGCGGCAGCATCCGCCCGGAACTCGCGCTCGCCGCGAGCGCCGAAGCGGCCAGCGGCGACAGCGTCAGCGACGTCGCCATGCCCTCCAGCGCCACCGCGTCCACCCGCCAAGTCCCGGTCTCCCCCGCAACCGCGATCACCGCCCCCGGCGCGAGCGTCAGCGCCGCCAGGCCGACAGGCAAGGTCCGCCGCACCCGTGCCGCCTCCGCGCGCCCGAGCGCCGCCTCCGCGATCCCCTTCGCCATGCCCGCCGAGATCGCCGCCGGCACCTCCAGATGCGATGTCGTGCGGCCCGCGCCGGGGCGCCGCGCCCGCTGCAGGCCGGGCCTGCCAGTCACGCTGGGGATCATGGTGGCTGACCGTCACCACGCCCGGCGCGGCATCCGCCGCCGCGACCTCGCGCGACCCCTCGCGCCCATCCCGCTCGGCCACGGTTCCCGCAACCGCGCCATCGTCCCGCATCACCAGCCCGGCACCGGCAGGCGCGAACCACGCCCCACTCGCCGCCGCCAGCGTCTCCAGCACCGCCCCCACCGACCCTCCGCTCGCGGCGAAGCCGTCGAGCCGCAAGGCCGGCGCGCCCGTCACCTCATGCGCCAGGGTGGCCGCGATTGCCCCCACGCCGACCGGCTCGACATCGGCGATCACCTCGAAGGTCAGGCTCGGCAGCCGGTTGCCGAAGCTCTCCAACGCCATGTCCTCGAACACCGCATAGGCGAAGCCGCGATGCGCCGGCGTCAGCCCCACTCCCTCGGCCGACGCGATCAGCGGATCCGCCGCCTGGTCTTCCGCGCCGGTATGCAGCCGAAACCCGGTCTTGACCTTCCAGTCGCCCGCGGCGCCGCGGATCAACTGCCCGTCCGCCCACACCCGGCCGATGTCGAGCACAGCGCGCGCGGACAGCAGCACCGCAAAGGATGCGGAATAATTGTAATGGGTCACGCTCGGCTGCCCCTTGCCGGCACGAGTCGTCGAGCGGCCGATCAGGTCGGTCGACCAGATCACCGTGCCCGCCACCCGCATCCGCCCGAACAGCTGCGGGATCGCCGTCCCATAGGAGGAGGTCTGGATGCGCAGCTCGGTCAGCCGCGGTCCCTCGCGCCCCTTGGGCCTGAACAACACGCCATGATCGACGCTCTGTCCGACCAGCGCGCCCAGCGCCGCCCCCACCGGCCCGCCCAGCGCCCCGCCGACGGCGGTCAGTACCAGCGTCGCCATCAGCCCTCTCCCATCCGCCAAATGCCGAGGACCGGCCACGGCACGACCCCAGGCCGCACCACTACCCGCCGTAAACCCGCATCCGCATGGACCAGCCCCGCATCGGTCCGGATGCCGAGGTGCAGCTGCCCGGGGCCGGTGCGCATCAGCAACACGTCGCCCGCATGCGCGTCGTCGCTCCGCACCAGCACCCGGTCGAGCAACGCCGCTACCGCGCCCGCATCCCCGCCACGCAAGGCGTATCCCGTCGGCACCTCGCCCCTGAACCCGCCCGCCCGCAGCGCCCACGCCGCCAGCCCGACGCAATCGAGCCCGGTATCGGGCACCCGCCCGTGCAACCGGAACCGCGCGCCCACCGCCGCCAGCGCAGCGTCCGCGACGGCGCTCATGCGCCCGGATACCGCGTCAACAGGTCCAGCCCCGGCAGATATGGCTCGCCCCGGAAGTTCGCCGCATTGCCGAACCGCCCCGCGCACGTCGCCAGACTCTTGTCGCACCCCTCGATCAGCTCGACGAGCGTGCCGACCTCGACCGCGAACGCCGGCTCCGCCCGCAGCGTCAGCGTCATGCCGGAGGACGCCGCGATCCACCCCTCCAACCCGCCATTGGCCCCGCCGAACCACCGCAGCCGCCCGCCTGCATAAGCGCCGGGGGCGAGCACCGCGTCGACCGTCATCACCCGCTGTGTGCAAGCGACCACCCGCGCGAACACCCGCCGCCCCGCCATCGCCACCCGGCAGCGCCGGTCGCCCAGTTCGGCCCGGCACTCGGGTGAGGTCTCCTCCACTACCGGCCGCGCCAGGCTCGCGCTCGCCCCCTGCAGCTCGGCGGTGAACGCGCCGCCCTTGACCGACACCGCCCCGATCCGCCCCTCGCCCAGCTCCACCCGGTCCGGAAAGTCTTGGGGCCCGCCCGTCCAGTCCACCGCGAACAGGGTGACGCGCGCGCCGTCCCAGCGACCCGCGAGCAGGTCCGCCTCGCCGATCGCCGCACTCGCCAGCGCGCCGGCGACATCCATCGTGTCCGCCTCCAGCCCCAGCCCGCGCCGGATCGCCGACGGCGCCATCCCCGGCGCCGCGCGATGCAGCAGCCCGTCGATCAGCAGGTCGCGGTCATGCCCGGTCAACCCGATCGTCACCCCATCGCGCCGCTCCACCCGCCAGCACAAGGCGAGCGTCGTCAGCTCGTCCGACAACATGTCCATAACTTCTCCCCCCCGCTTGCGGGAGGGGACGGGGGAGGGCATGTCACCCCTCCAACATCCCCTCCCCTAGCCCCTCCCGCGAGCGGACCTATTCCCGCACCTCCACCAGCGGCACCGACACCGCCTCCCCCGCCGCCCAGGTCGCCAGACTCACCTCCAGCCGATCCTCAGCGAACCGCACCGGCACGTCGAACGCAAAGCCCGCCCGCACCATCGCGCCCGCCGCCGGCGCGACATCGAACACCACGAACCCGCCCGGTTCGACCACGAATGCAGCCGTCGTCGCTCCATCGACCGTGAGCGAGACACTCCCGGCCACCGGCCGCGTGATCCGCCGCGCCGTCTCGCCGTAGTGCTTTACCAGTGCGTAGCGCCGCCTCACCCCGTCCCCGGTCCCGAGCACGACGTTCGCAGCCGACGAATCGAACGGATCGCGCAAGCGGAACCCCCGCGCCGGCCCCATCCTCGCCCGAAAGAACCCCAGCAGCGCCGCGATGTCCGCCTCCGACCGCACGCCTGGCCCGACATCATAACTGGTCCGCGCCGCCGCCCAGTTCGCCTGCCGCTGCTCCGCCCCGCCGCTGCCTGCGATCACCGCCGTCGAGAAGGCCGGCGCCACCGCCGCCTCGCGCCCCAGCGCCAGCGGAAACAGCACATCGTCGAATGCCTGCACGTCGCTCTCTCCTTCCCAATATACAAAGCCGTCGCGCAGCACCTGCGGCAGCGCCCACAGGAACACCGCCGCCACCCCGCGCGCCCGCGCCGCTTGCGCGGCCGCAACGATCGCGTCCCACTGCCCCGCGTCCTCGGGCCGCAGCACGAACCCGCTCAGATAATGCTGGTCCGCCACCGGATAGCCGAGCCGCGCCTGAACCGCCGCCACGCCCGCGCGCGTCGCCGCCGTGTCACCGGCGGTCACCCAGTCATAATCCTCCAGCTGCAGCACATCGAACGCCGGCCCAGAGTCACTTTGGGCCCACCCCACCGGCATGTTCGCCCGCCGCAGCTCCGGCGCGGCGCGGTCGAGCACTGTCGGCAGATACGCCAGCAGGTGCGTCACGCATCCGGGCGCAGCGGCCTTTGCTGCCGCCGCCAGCGCCGCGGTCGAGCCCGCCAAACACGCGCCCGCCGCATCCAGCGTCGCTTTCTGCGCGGTGTTCAGGCTCGCCCGCACGCTCGGGATCGCCACCGGCGCGAACGCCGCCACCGCCGCGTCATCGTAAAGACACGGCCGCAAGCTTCCGTCCGGGGCGGGCATCGTCCACCACCACGGCTCTCCGACCTGGAACTTCGGCTCCAGCCCGGCCGCGAGCGCGATCGCCATGAACGCCGCCGCGACTGTCCGCAGATATGCCATCGCCTCGGCGTTCGCCGGCGACAGCAAGGTCGAGGGCGGCACCCACCCGGTCAGTGCCGGCGATCCATCCGCCGCCCGCTGCTTCCACGCTTCGGGGCAATGCGCGTCGAACAGCTCATAGCTGAGCGACCAGATCACCCCGTAGCCGAGCACTCCGGCCTTCGCGGCAAAATCCGCATGCCACGCTGCGCAGGCCACGTTCAGCACCCCGCCGGCGGCGGTCGCCAGCCCTGCGGAGAGCCGGAAATAATGGCTCATCCCGACATAATGGTTGATCGTCCCGCGATAGCCGAGCTGCAGCGCGTTGCGCAGCAACCGCGCCGGCGTCAGGTGATAGCTGTCGTCATAGCCGCTCGCGATCTGCAGCCCATGCGGCGGCACCACCACGTCGCCGATCGCCAGCACCGCGCCGGGTCCGTCGCAGACCAGCCCGGACAGCTCCACCCAGCCTTGCGCCGGCGCGGGCAGATCGGCCGTGCTCGCCGCGACGTAACCGGGCGGCACCAGCGACACGAACATCCGGTCGACATCGCCCATCCACACCGGCGCGCCGCCCGGCTCGAAGCCGCCGCGCACCGCCGCGAAGTCGAACGCGACCAGCGCGTCCTCGCCGGTGCCGGCGGCGTAATTCCACAACCGCACATAGGCGGTGAACGCCGCGCCGCCCGCGTCGCGCCCCTCGATCGTCAACACCGGTCCATCGACCGCGTCGAGCGCCACCACGCCCCCCGACCGCCAGCGGAAGCGTAGCCGGCATCCCCGGAAGTCGCGGCTGGTCTCGTACGCCAGCAGCGGGTGATCGAACCGGTCCGCCGCCTCCCAGATCAACCCGACCAGGTCGCCCTCGCGATAGAACACCGCATCCACCCGCAACCCGTCCCCCGCGCCGGTGACGACCGAAGCCATCGCCGGCCGCGGAAAGTTCACCGTCCAGAACCGCGGATCGAACCGTGTGATGAAGTCCGACGCCTGCTCGCGCCGCTCGGACGCCAACCAATGTGGCATAGTGAGATCCTCCCCTGCAAGGGGAGGGGGACCGCCGCGCATCGCGCGCTGGAGGGGTGTCACCATCAATGTGGCGCCCCTCCAGCCGGTTACACCCCTCCGACCGGCTGCGCCGGCCACCTCCCCTTGCAGGGGAGGATTTGATTGCGGAACCTCGGCTGCGCCTACCCCTCGAGCGCTGCCCGTACCGCCCGGGCCACCTGCCGGCTCGACTGCCGCATCGCCGCGCGCCGCACGCGAGCAGCGCAGCTGGTCTCGAGGCGGCGAAGGCCGGCCGGGCTCGGCGCAGCCGAGCTTCGACGTCACGGGATTTACTCCCGTGACCGCCCTTGCCTACCCCTCCAGCGCTGCCCGCACCGCCCGCGCGACCTGCCGGCTCGACTGCCGCATCGCCTCCGCCCCCTCGCCCGGCCGCGCATTCACCGTGATGCTCACCCGCACATCGCGCGCGCCACCCGCAACGCCGGCCTCCACCCGCCCGGCGGACGCCGGCACGAACAGCTCGGGCCCGCGCTCGCCGACCAGATAGGGCCGCCCGCCGACCACCGGTCCGCCCGTCGCCCGCCCCGGCAACCCGCCGATCAGTCCCGCAAGCGTCCCCAGCAACCCCCCGCCGCCGGTCACCGATTGCAGCCCGCTCTTCAGCGCCGCCGCCGCGATCGCGTCGAGCGACCGCAACGCCGTCGCCTTGAGGTCGTCGAACCCCAGCTTGCCCGATCTGACCGCGCGCAACAGCGACCCTTCGATCGCCCGCCCCGCCCGGTTCGCGCCCGCGCCCAGCGTTCCTTCCAGGCTCGCCCGCATCGCCGCCACGTCGCTGGCGAAGCCGCGCGTATCCAGCCGCACGCCCGCGACCAGCCGATCCACCTCATCCACAGCACTTCTCCAATTCTCCGAGCAACGACCGCGTCACCGGCGCTTCTTCCCGCGGCGCCAGCACATCGACGACACACCGCAGCTCCGCCGGCGTCGCCCGCCAGAACTGATCCGGCGCCCAGCCCAGCACGACGGCGCAGAAGCCGGCGAGCCGGATGGCGGCACTGCCAAAATCCTCCCCTGCAAGGGGAGGGGGACCATTCGCCCACTTGGGCGGATGGTGGAGGGGTATCCCCTCCTCGATAGCGTGACACCCCTCCGTCCCGCGGCCAGGGCCGCGCGCCACCTCCCCCTCCGGGGGAGGATTCAAGGCGGACACCTACCGCCCCGTCAAAATCTGCTGCAGCAACACCCGCAGCACCGGCATCGCCGCGCTCAGCCCCGCGTCGGCCACCGCCTCGCCCAGCCCTTCGCGGGTCAGCCCACCCGGACCATCGCGCAGGCGATGCCAGAACAGCACCACCATCTCCGCCAACGCCAGCCGCCCGTCCACCGCCCGCTCCACCAGCGCGAACAGCGGCCCCAGCTCCTGCTCGGCCGCGACCAACGCCTGGAACGACGGCCGCAGCACCAGCACCTCACCCGCCACCCGCAACGCAGCCTCGCCGCGCAGTTCATTTGCTTGGGTCATATGACTTCTCCTTCCCTTCTCCCCTCGCGGGAGAAGGTGGCTCGGCAATGCCGAGACGGATGAGGGGGCGGCCGCAAGGCGGCCGTGCGTGCGGTGCAAGCAACCCCTCATCCTTCCGCCGGCTGCGGCGGTTCCGCCCTCTCCCACAAGGGGAGAGGGGACTAGGCCGCCACCACCTGCCCGGAACTCTCCAGCGACAGCGTGTACGTCCGCTCCCCGTTGAAATCGCCGGCATAGTCCAGCCGCGTCACTAGGAAGCGCCCGGTCATCGTCTCGCCCCCTTCGAAGCTCAGCCGGTAATCGTCGAGCACGCCACTGAGCGCACTCGCCCTCACCCGCGCTTCCGCCGCCGAGCCGGTGAACACGCCCGCCCCCGACACGCTCACCGAACGCACGCCCGCGCCCGACAACAGCTGCCGCCAGCCGCCCGAATCCTTGGTGGTCACCACCACCGCCTCGCCATTGACCGACAGCTGCGTGGTCCTGAGCCCCGCTACCGTCGCGAACACCGGCGTCACCGCGCCATCGCCGACCTTCAACAAGAAGGCCGAACCCTTTTCGATTGCCATGATGTGTCTCCTGATTTGATCCTCCCCGTTCACGGGGAGGGGGTGTGCAGGCGAGATCGTGTCCCCCGGACACGATCTTGGCCGTCCGGGGGACGGCCAAAGCCTGCGCACTCGCCCACTTGGGCGAGGGGTGGAGGGGCCGGGCCGCGAAGGCAGTTATGGGAGTACATCCCATGACGACGGGCGGGTTCGTTTCACGACCCGCCGCCCGGCCTTGCTGAGTCCGCGGCTAGCTTGCGCTAGTCACGGCTCGGCTACGGCCCGAAACATCCGCACCGACCACTCGCTGCGCGCCGTCCAACCCTCCTTCGTCCGCGTGAGCCGGCTCCGCGCCAGCGCCAATCCGCCGATCCGCCACCCCTCGCCGATCTCGGTCGGCAGCAGCGCGATCAGCTCGTCCGCGAACGCCACCATCCCGCGCAACGGCAGCGGCCGCTCGCCATCGTCGTGAAAGCTGATCGCCAGCATCCCCGTCCGACCCTGCACCCCCGCCGCGTTCTCCGACTTGAGCACCGGCTCCTCGATCACCGCATAGGGCAGGCCCGCGCGCACCGGCGGCGCGTCGAACACCACCAGCGGCTGCAATTCCTCGTGCCGCAGCTCGGCCAGCACCGCTTCGACCAACGCCGAACCCGCGCTCATCGCACTGCCGTCATGAGCTTCATCCGCCGGAACGGCCGCCACAGCGCCGCTACCGCCGCCGGCGGCTGCGCGATCCCGTCGCGGTGCTCGAACAGATGCGCGACCAGCATCACCAGCCCTTGCGCCACCGGCATCGGCACCGCCGCCCAGTCCGCCGCCAGCCCGGCCGTATAATCCACCGCCACCCGGCCCGCGCCGCCCGCATCGGCGACCTGCAACCAGCCGTCGCCGTCCGCGTCGATGTCGATCGCGTAAGCATCGACCGCGAGCACGAACGGCGCGGCGGCGACCGGCAGCGCCGTCACCCCGGCGATCGCGGTCACCGGCCGCGCCCGCAGCCGCTGCCAGCCACCCGTCGCCGGCAGCACGTCCTCGTGCAGCCGCCGCACCACCGCCACCCCGCAAAACGCCTCCGCCAACCCGAATGCCGCGGCCGCCGCCCGCGTCAGCAGCGCCGCCTCGACGCCTCCTTGCAGACGCAAATACTCCCGCGCCGCGACGACCAGCTCGGCCACCACGGACGCCGGCACCGCCGACTGAGCCATATATTGTCCTTCTCAAATCCTCCCCCGCAGGGGGAGGGGACCGCCGGCCCGCTTGGGCCGGTGGTGGAGGGGGGCGGCCGCCCCGTCAGACGGGACGGGCTATGCCCGCCCGCTGCCCGGGGCGGCCGTGTCCTCGATTAGCCGTGCTAATCGAGGCACTCTCCGCTCATGAAATTCAGCTCGCGCTGAACTTCATGAGCTTCACCGCTTCCCCATTCACCACGCACCCGCCGATCCGCTTGGTCGCATAGAACCCGACGAACGGCTTGTTCGAGTACGGGTCGCGCAGGATCGCCGTCTCGCTGCGCTCCGCGATCAGATAGCCGAGCCGGAAATTGCCAAACGCGATCGCCAGCGCGTTCGCCGCAATGTCGGGCATGTCCTCGGCTTCCACCACCGGATAGCCGAGCAGCGTCGCCGGCTGCCCCGCCAACAGCCCCGGCTGCCAGATGAAAGCGCCGTCGCTGGTCTTGAACTTGCGCAGCCGCGCCACTGTCGCGGCGTTCATCACGAAGGCCGCCCCCTGCCGGTACGGCGCGCGCAGCGACTGCACCAGGTCGATCAGCCGCTCCTGCGGGTTCGCCGCGAAGTCCCCCGCCGCCCCGCTCGGCAGATATTGCAGCGCCCCGAACGCCCGCGCCGCATCTCCCGCCGCGCTCACCGGATTGGTGAGGAACCCCTTGGGCCGGTTCACCCCGGAGCCGTTGACGAACGCCGCCCCCTCGGCGCGAGCGAACTCGGTCGCGATCTCGTCCGCCAGCCACGCCTCGACGTCGAACGCCGCGTCGTCCAGCATCGCCTGACTGGCGCTCGGGTTGGCATAGAGCTCGCCACTCGGCGGCGCGACCTCCGCGAACACCGGCGTCGCCGTCCCCGGCCGGGCGTCGGTCTCCGCCGCCCAGCCCGACGGCGTGCCGCCGGTGGTCACCAGCTTGCGATAGCCGGCCGACCCCACCTTCACCACCTGCGCGATGCGCCGGATCGGCGAGATGGACGCCAACATCCGGTCGATCGCCGCATCGATCTCGCGCGGCACCGCATAGCCGCCCGCGTCCCCCGTCACGCCGGTAAACGCCTTCAACTCCAGCGTCTGCCCGGTCCTGACGAACCCCTGGAACGCAGACGCGCGCTCCCCTTCCGATGCTCCCGCGAGCACCGGCCTGTCGATCACATCCATGGTCTTCTCCTGCTGAAATCCTCCCCGCTCACGGGGAGGGGGACCATTCGGCCAGTTGGCCGAATGGTGGAGGGGGCTCACCGCGAGCCCCGAACTCAGTAAACCGCCTCTACCCGCGCACCCGGCTGCATCGGGATCGCCACCAGGCTCACCTCCACGAGCTCGGCCGCCAGGATCTCGCGCCGCGCGCCCTGCCGCGTCCGCGTCGCGCGGAACCCGACGGACAGTCCGTCGCCTAGGCGAACGCAGTCCGCCGCACCCTCGACATGCAAGCCCTCCGCGTCCTCGCGCACAGTGACGGTGCCGATCGCCGGCCCACGATGATCGCGCAGCAGCGCCACCTTGCCGGCCGCGAAAGCCCCGCGCCGGAACACGTCGCCTGCCCGGTCCACCCGGTCGAACAGCGCCGCATGGCCGCTGAAGCCGCTCACTTGATCCACTCCCCGAAGCCCAGCCGCACCGCCAGCACGGCGAGCAGCAACGCGAACACGATCCGCAGCACCCAGGCGATGGCCGCCTTCCACGCCGACCGTTTCGCGTCCCGCCACGCCCGCAACAGCTCGCGCAGCTCCGCCAGGTCCGCCGACGCGCCGGCATCGGTGAGCCCCAGCCGGCTCAGCGCCCGTGTCGCGCCCAGCTCCCCCGCCTCCTCCGCGATCGCGCGCAGCGTCACCAGGTCGGCTCCACGCTCAGCCCCCTGCGCCAGCAATTGCGCCAACACCGTCCCGCTCATGACCCATCCTCCTCAAAGCCGAGCATCGCCCGCTTCTCCGCACGCGTGATGAAGTCCGCCGCCGTGACGCTCGCCCACAGCGCGGCGCGGTCGTCGGCCAGCGCGGGCACGCCATCCAGATCGACCCGCAGCCACGGATCCGGGAACCACCCGCTTAAGCCCTGTGCCAGCCCGTCGAGCACCGCGCCCGCGAGCGGCAGCACCGCCAGCCGCCACAACGCCCGGTTCGCCTCGCGATAATTGGCATGCGTCGAGTCGCCGGGCAGCCCCAGCAGCATCGGCGGCACACCGAAGGCGAGCGCGATCTCCCGCGCCGCCGCCGCCTTCAGCCCGACAAAGTCCATATCGGCAGGCGTCAGCGACAGCGGCTGCCAACGCAACCCGCCTTCCAGCAGCATCGGCCGCCCCGCCTGCGCCGCGCCCGCGAACCCCTGTTCCATCTCGCTGCGCAGCCGCGCGAACTGCTCCGGCGACAGCGCCGACCCGTCGCCGGGCTCGTACACCAGCGCGCCGGACGGCCTTGCCGCATTGTCGAGCAGCGCCTTGTTCCAGACGCCCGCCGCATTGTGCACCGCGATCGCGTTCGCCGCCCCGCCCAGGCAGCCCAGCCCATAATGGTCGTCGAGCGGATGAAAGCCGCGCAGGTGGATCACATCGGGCCGCGGCCCGTCCGCCGCCAGCCGCGCCACCCGTCCACCGACGGTGTAGCGGTACGCCGCCGGCCACCCGCCCGCATCCGCCTCCACGCTCACCCGCTCCGGCCGCAAGGGGTACAAGGCGGCCGGGTCGTCCTCGGGCGAACGCAGCACCTGGACGAAAGCATTGCCATGCAGCTGCAACTGCGCCGCGACGCTCTCCAGCAACCCCGCGCCTCCCGTTCGCCCCTGCACCAGCGCCAGCAACGCCGGCGAGGACGCCTCCAGCGGCGCGCCCCCGACCGCTTCGGCCACCAGCCGCACCGCCCGCTGCGCGATCGCGTTCCCGCAATAGCCGCTGCGCACCTGCGCCTCGTACGAAGGCGGCCACTCCCCCACGCTCACCGCGCCGGCACGCGACCCAGATGTGGAGAGGGCCGGCCGCGACGCCTCGCGCCGCCACCCGAAAAGTTTCATGTGATTGTCCTTTCATACCCTCTCCCGCTTGCGGGAGAGGGACAGGCGCCGTCAGGCGCCAGGGTGAGGGCCGGCGCGACGGACAATCCGTACAGCCAGCCCGTCAGACGGGTCGGCTATGCCGCCCGCTGCCCGGGCCGGCCGAGTCCTCGGCCAGCTTGCGCTGCCCGAGGCTCTACATCGCGCGCACTTGCGCCCGCTTTGCCGGCCGCAGCAACAGCTCCGTCACCGCCCACACCAGCGCATCCGCGCGATCCGGCGAGCGGCTCGGCCCCGCATAGACGCCGCCGACCACCATCCCACACAGCTCGTCCTCCAGTGCGCCGAACCCCGAACCATCAGGCCCGCGCACATGCTTCACCCGCCCGCGCTCATATTCCGCCGCCACCGGCTCCGCGCGCGCCAGCTTGCCGCGGCTGGCACGGACGAGCCGCACCGGCAGCGTTCCTTCGGCCCCGCGCAGCACGGTCTCGACCATGTCGCCGCCCTGGTTCGCCTCCGCGATCACCCGGTCCGCGCCATGCCGGCCCGCGCACGCCGCCACCGCGCGCGCCCAGCCGTCCGGGGACAGTCCGGCGACGCTGGCATCCTCCAGCACATAGGCGACACCGTCGGCCAGCCCCACCGCGACGATTCCGCACGCGTCGCCTCCGGCGCTCGCCGGCGGATCGACCCCGACCACCACGCGCGTCAGCACCGGCACCGTATCGACCGATGCCGCGTCGAGCATCGCCCGTGTCCACAATGCACCTTCGCGATCCTGGATCAGCTCGCCATCCAGCTCCTGCCGTCCGAGCGCGGTGCCGGCGTACAGCCCCTCCATCGCCTCCCGGAAGCTCACCGCCAGATGCGGATTGTCTCGCGTGCGGCCGCCGGTCACCACCGCGTCGCGCAGGCTCAGGACGTGGCGCACCAGCGGCACGGGGAGCGGTGTCGTCGTCACCACGGTCCTGGGCGCCGTGCCCAGCCGCAATCCCAGTTCCAGATTGCGCCAGGCGGCCTCGCCATAACGCCATTTGGCCAGTTCGTCGCACCAGGCCACGTCGTGCTGCGGTCCGCGCAGGCTTTCGGGCGCCTCGGCGGAGTAGATATAGGCCTTGGCGTCGGACGCAAAGGTGATCTCGTTGCGGTCACGCACCCACCGAACGGGTTCGTGGCCGTGCGCCACCGCCAGGATGCCGCTGTCGCCCTCCACCATGACGCGTCGCACTTCGCTCAGCGTCGCGCCGACCAGCGCGATCCGAGCGCCGGGACGAGCCCGCGCCACCGCGCTGACCCACTCGGCGCCCGCGCGCGTCTTGCCGAAACCGCGCCCGGCCATCATCATCCACACCCGCCACGCACCCGGCGGCGGCATCTGGCCCGGCAGCGCCCACATCCCCCACATCTCGTCCAGGCCACGGCGCTCCACATGGGTTAGCCGCGACAGGAGCGTCGCCCGCGCGTCGGCGTCGAGCGCCACCAGCTTTTCCAGCAAATGGCACGAATCAATCGCGCTCACCGCTCGCCCTCGCTCTGCCGCTTCCCCTCGATCTGCCGCTTCTCCTCGATCTGCTGCTTCCCCTCGACTTGCCGCTTCAGCGCGTCGAGCTTGCGGTTGACCGAGGCGAGTACCGTCTGCGCATCGGGTTGCTTCAGCCGGGTCGGCACCCGTCTGCCCTGAGGGTCGGCCCGCCGGCGCTGGTCCAGCATTCGGAGCGCCAGGTTCTCGTCGAAGGGCCGCGGTGCGTCGCCCGCGTCCTCTTCGCCGTCGCCGAGTGAACTGCCGGGCGCGCGCCGCACGAGCTCGCACTCGAGGTTGACATAGCCCTGCTGCAGCGCTTCTTCCCATCGCTCGGCGAACTCAGGGTCGTTCGCGCGTGCCGTATAGGTCCAGCTCAGGCCGACTCCGGCGGTTTCGCACGCCAGCCTGACGTTGCACGTCGCCGCCAATGTCGCCAGAAAGCGTTCGCGACGAACCCGCGTGACCCCGCTCGGCCCGCGCGGCTTGCCCTTCTTGTCCTTCCCGTTCGAGCCCAT